TAGGGTTGCTTGCAACAGTAGGAGCTAACGCACAAGAAGAAAATTGTGTACAAAACCAAAAAGGTGATTGGTATGTTGGAACAGGCGATATTGCAAATACTGCTTGGACTGATTGGTCTCTATCACCAACAATTGGCTATGGTGTGACAGAAGAACTTATGGTTGGAATGTCACTATCTCAAGTTGATTCAGACGCAGATGTAGATATTAATCTACATGCAAGATACTTCTGGAAGGGGTATTTTGGATACTTAGCAACTAGTGGATTATCTACAGATAATCTATCTATTGGCGCTGGTAAAATGTTTACATTTCACAAAAATGTATATGTTGATCCTAAGGTAGTATACAGCGTAGGTGAAGAAACACTTAATTTACAATTAGGTTTTGGACTCAAATTTTAACTTTTAAAAGAATAAAAAATGAAAAATATTTTAAACACAGTAAATGAATTCTTCACTGGGATAACCGGTGTAGTATTCTCAATGGCTACTTTAGCCTTAGTATGGAACATTTTTACAGGTACAACAGTACTTGGAATGGATGTTCTTGCAAGCATCACAGATGCAGTTAATGGTCTAGGTAATGCAGGCTTTGTTGGCCTAATAACACTAGTACTAGCTGGATCTTTATTGATGAAAAAGCAGTAATTATTACTAATAAATAAAGGAGGACGCCTATTAGGCGTCCTTTTTTGTCCTCTAGGGGACTTTTATATGTATCAGGGAAACATACGACCTTCCCAATAAGGCGTCCCTGATTATTTATAATTTTATTAAGGTTTTTAATAACCTTATTTCCCGTACACTTATTAACGAGACTCGAAAGAGAAAAAACCCTAGAAAAAATGGCAAAAGACATTTTAAAAGAGGCAATCGCTGACGCTAAAGCTGTTCGTGAAGTTGCTCTTGCAAATGCAAAGGCCGCACTAGAAGAAGCTTTTACACCAAAACTTCAATCTATGCTTTCTGCGAAATTATCTGAAGAACTAAATGAAGTTGAAGAAGATGAAATTAAGGAAGACGTAACTGAAGAAACTACAATCGACGAGGTAGATGATATCGATGAGATGGTAGGAATGGATGAAGATGAACAACTAGATGAGGAAATTGATTTGGAAGAAATTCTTAACGAACTAGAGTTAGAAGAAGGCGAAACAGCCGAAGAAACCCTCGATGAGGAAGTTGAAGACGTTGATGAAGCAGTAGGTTATCCAAACTATCGTGCTGACCAGGTTAGAAAAGTACATCACCAAGCTGATGATATTAACCAAGGTTTAAACGAAAATGAGGATTTTGACCTAGATGCTCTTCTTAACGAAATCAATAATTTAGATGAAACAAATGACGACGTTTTAAAAGAAGGTATCGACCCCTCATTTATAACGGGGTTTGTTGATACTCTGGAAGGCGCAATAAATGCTGTTGGTGGCGACATAAGTAATTTTGCTAACTCGATAGCAACAGGCGAAGCGGGTGGCTCTACAATTCCTATGGTTCAAAGGGTGCTAATGGCATTCTATGGACTAGCTACTTTAGCATTTTCTGGTACTGTAACTACTATGATTTTAGGTATAGCTAAGTCTGTCCTTACTCCAATCATTAAGAAATTTTCGCGGTCACTTAAAGGTAGCGCAGAAATTGGAGCAGCTGCAGGAACAGCTGCAGGAACAGCTGACGCTTCAAGAGAAACATCAATGAATGAAAATGTAGCTGATGCTAAATCTAATCCAAAGGCTTATTTAATAAATTTCTTTACTAAAGAAGCTACTAAACAAGCTAATAGAAATAATAGCTCTATAAAGGAAGAAGATAAAGAAGTTAAAGAAAACATTAATTCATTGGAACTTCATGAAACCAAAAAAGTGCTTAAAAACACTAAATCAGCTTTAAAAGTAGTCCGTAAGGAACTTAATGAAGTTAATTTGTTGAATTCTAAATTACTATATGTTAACCGCATTTTTAAAGCAAACACTTTAGATGATGTTCAAAAACTTCGCGTTGTTGAAACATTAGACAAAGCTGAAAGCGCTAAAGAAGCTAAGTTAATTTATGAAACAATTAAGGATACGTTTACTATTTCGAAAGGAAAGAAAGCGGCTCCAAAGAGATCATTAAAAGAAGGCTTAGGAATGGCTTCTAAAGCAGCAGGTAAATCTACTGCACCAAAGAAAGAAATTCTTAACGAATCTAATAACATGGTTGCTAGAATGCAAAAGCTAGCAAATATCACAATTAAACAATAATTTACAAAAACTAATAAAATGAACGTAAATACTTTATTAGAAGGTTCATCTCCGTACCAAGTCCTCTCCCAAGAGTCAGCTAAGTTAGCTAACAAGTGGGGTAAATCAGGACTTCTAGAAGGAATCGAATCTTCAACAGAAAAAAACAACATGTCTATGTTGTTAGAAAACCAAGCTAAACAGCTTGTAAATGAGGCTTCTCAGCAAGGGACAGGAACTAGCATATCAGCTGGTAATTCTGAAGCTTGGGCAGGTGTTGCCCTTCCACTTGTAAGAAGAGTATTTGGTGAAATCGTAGCTAAGGATCTTATCTCGGTTCAACCAATGAATCTACCAGCTGGTTTGATTTTCTACCTTGACTTCCAATATGGATCAGGTCAGAACTTTAAAGGCGCAGCAGAATCTTTATATGGTGCTACTTCGGATCTTAAGAGAACTGATGGTGCATTTGACAAAGGTCTTTATGGTGCTGGTGAGTTTGGTTACTCAATTACACAGTCAGCATTTACAAGTACTGGTGGTGTAGCTTCAGCTTCTGCTGCCTTTACAGGAATCTTAAATTTAGATACTGAATTTTCTTCGTCTAAAAAGGGAGAATTTGGTGATAACGTAGGTGCTACTTCAGTAGTAAGAACACTTCAAATTCCAGCAGTTTCAGCTTCAGGATATGATGCAGAAGCAGTAAGAGGATTTGATATCACTACTGCAGATGTAGTAGTATTCCCACAATATACGAGAGTAGTTGGTGATAATATTGAATTTGTAGTTTCAGCAGCAGCAAATCTAGATTTATCAACAGCTGCAGTTAATTACTTAAAAGGTCCAGATAACCTAAACAACGTTAATGACTTCGAAGATGCTATTCCAGCAGCTGGTGTTTCTTCACAAGAAATTCCTGAAATCAACGTTGAATTACAATCTGACACAGTAGCTGCTAAAACACGTAAATTGAAAGCACAATGGACACCTGAGTTCGCTCAAGATCTTAATGCTTATCACTCAATTGACGCTGAAGCAGAGTTAACTTCTATCCTAAGCGAATACATCTCAATGGAGATTGACCTCGAAATTTTAGATATGTTAACTAGAAATGCAGATACTGTAGAAGGTTGGTCAGCTAAGGTTGCACAAGATGTAGTAGTAAGCGATAATACAACTGCAGGTGGTTCAACAGCTGTAACTTACACATCAACAGCGAATGCATCAGGTGTATACTACACTAAAATGTCTTGGTTCCAAACATTAGGTGTTAAACTACAGAAAGTTTCTAACTTAATTCACCAGAAGACACTACGTGGTGGTGCTAACTGGTTAGTAGTTTCTCCAAAAGTTTCTACAATTTTAGAATCAATTCCAGGATTCTCAGCTGACTCAGCAGGAGATTCTGATAAGTACAACATGGGTGTACAGAAGATTGGTGCTATTAATAACAGATATCAAGTTTACAAAAACCCTTACATGACTGAAAATGTTATTCTAATGGGTTACAAAGGAAATCAATTCCTTGAAACTGGTGCTGTTTTTGCTCCATATATTCCACTCATTATGACTCCTCTAGTGTATGATCCAGTATCATTTACACCAAGAAAGGGTATCATGACACGTTACGCTAAGAAGATGGTTCGTCCAGACTTCTTCGGTAAAGTGTACATCCAAGATTTAGACACAGTCTAAACTTAGGTTAAAAATATATAAGGAAAGGGCCGCAATTTGCGGCCCTTTTTATATGTATAACAAAACGTTATATGGCTAAACAAAATATTGAAAAATCACCACCTAAAGGTAATATTAGGTTCTCAGTAACTCTATCAGAAGAACAAAAAATTGCAAAAACTGAAATATTAAACCATCCTTATAATTTCGTAGTAGGAAAAGCAGGATCAGGTAAAACACTATTAGCAGTACAAATTGCTTTAGATCAATTTTTTAAACGTCAGTATAATAAAATTATTATAACAAGACCAACTATTTCAACTGAAGATAATGGGTTTTTACCAGGGTCTGAAAGAGAAAAAATGGAACCATGGTTAGTTCCTATTCGATCTAATATGCGAAAAGTTTATAATAAACCACAAATAATAGAAAAATTAGAAAAAGAAGAAAAAATCGAATTAGTATCTTTAGCCCATTTTAGAGGTAGAACTTTTGATAATGCTGTAGTTATTGTTGATGAATACCAAAATTTATCAAAATCTCAATTAGCAATGTGCATTGGTAGATTAGGTAAAGACTCAAAAATGATATTTTGTGGAGATTCATATCAAATAGATTTAAAAGATAAAAACTACTCAGCCTATCATGATATGGCTAAATTAACTAATTCTAAATATGTCTTTAAAACTGTATTAACAGACTCACATAGACATGCAGCTATAGAAGATTTATTAGAATTATTAAATGGTTATCACTAAGTTTTTATCACTTCTTCATATTTATATATGAAATAACACAAACATCATGGCAGCAGGAAAATATAGCTTTACTATTGAGCAAGGAGCAACTTTTACAAGAACATTCAAATATAAGGATGCAAATGGGGATCCATTTGATCTAGATGGTTATAATGTAAGAATGCAAATAAGACACTCACATGGTTCATTAGCCCCTCTAGATACTTTTGATAATAATGGAAATGGAGGGTTTGAATTATCTATACCTGCAGGTGGATCTGTTAAAAACCAAATAACATTAACAATGTCAGCTTCCCAAACAGCAGCCTTTACATTTGATCAAGCTCTTTATGATATAGAAATTGAAAGTGGAAGCATAGTTACTCGTCTTCTTCAAGGAAAAATAAAATTATCTCCCGAGATTACAAAATAGTAATTAATTGTGGGTGATATAACTGAAATAACAGAGCAGGTAGCAACATCTCTTGAAATATTAGATGGAAATCCAACTCAGTTAGAAATTAGTGGAGAAGAGGTTAAATTTCTTGAAATAATAGAATATACAACAGATGGAGGTACTCCTAATGTTAATATTGAGGCTGATATTAAAACCATTGAGATTCCAGGAGAATCTCCTACAACAATTAATATATCTAAGGACGCCCCTTCAAGTATATTAATCTCTGAAGAAACAATATTTCTAGATATAACTGAAAAAACTCTTATATCAGGAGCTTTTGATTTAAACTTTAATAACTTACATAATATACCTTATAAGGTAAGCAATAATAATATTGGTATAGGTCCAGGAAATGACTCCCCTCCTACTTTAGTAGACCCACAATTCCCACTTCATGTCACAGGAACTTTATTTTCAACAACAGTAAGTAGTTCTCAAGTACAAATATCGGGGGACAGTGTAAATGATTTATTTTTAGTAAAATTAGAGGGAGAAAATAAACTAGTTATAAATGCTCAAGGAGTAACAGTATTGGGACAATTTAATATAACTCCAACTGCAGTAGCAGGAGGTTTATTTTATAGCGCTAGTAATGATTTTTTTTTAGGATTAGAATAAGTTTAATATGTATAAATATATAATAGTATAAAATGGCAGATTGGAAAAAAATAGTATTAGAAGGTTTAGATGCAAATTTAAACCAAATAACGGCAAGTAATGGAATACAAATAACAAATTCTCTTACTTTACCTACAACCACCAACGCTGATTTTAAAATCTTAGTAGCAGACTCCACAACGGGTGATGTAAAAGGAGAAGACCAAATAACTGTAGGGGCTCAAGGAACAGATATAGTTACCTTCACTACAATGTCCATAGGAGGTACTCCTACCGTTTCCTCATCTCAAGCTGACGATATATTAACACTACTAACAGGTAGTGGAAATGCTCCTTTAAGTATAGAGGGTACTTTAAGTAGTGATACTCTAACATTTACAGTTGCAACACACTCTAGAGAAGATGTAGAAGATTTAGCTTCATTATTACTTTCTTCCTCAAATTTAGGCACTACAGATGTCCACCAAGACATCACTATAAATTATACGGATAGTTTCGTACTTCCAGGCACCTTTTCTCTAACAGGAAGTTTACCTTTAGTTTTTGGAACCACTCCAGGAAATGAACAGAATGAGGTTACTTTAGATACATCCGTCGTTACCGATAATAATGGCGTCGAAGTCTCACAATCTCAAGCTAACGTAACTCATTTTTTAAATGGTGATGATGTAAAATTTGGTGATATTACTGCCTCAAATGCGGATTATTATTATGATCTTGGACAAGGCCCCGAGTTATCAGAAATAGCATATAATCCTCTTGGAACTACCACATTCGCCCCACATTTCCACGGAGGTCCTGGAAATATATCCCAAACAACAGACCTTCAAGTCCATGGATTTTTTGGAGGATATTTAAGCTCCTATCAAATTGGGAATCCCGGAATTGCTTCTCATATGGTATATAATTACCCCTTGGCGGCGCCTGGGAAATGGGTGTCAGCTTCAGCTCTTCATATAGTAAATGATGCTCATATGAATAGCGATCTAACAATGTCGGGGGATTTTATATTTCAAGGCTTTCAATTTGGTGATCGACACGTTTTAACTCATGATAGTGGCAATCTATTTGGATCGGGTTCTATGCCTACAGCTCTTGCAAATCATCACCAATTTACAGGATCTCTTCAACTTACAGGTAGTGGAGTTACTGCTTCATTATTCACAGGAGATGGTAGTGGATTATCAAATATTTCATCAAGTGCTTTAACAAATATTGGTATATTATCAGGATCAGCACAAATATCCGCCTCTATCTCAGGAGCATTTCATTTTCTTGCTCCCACACTCCGAACAGCTTCTGCAACAGATGGAACAGTTTCAGCTATAACAGCCTCAGGAGTAACTGTAACTTCAGGTTTCTCTGGCTTAGCATCAGGTAAGCAAATATTTCATTTTCAAGAATCTTCATCAGCAGACTTCTTAGATACTATAGCATTAAATTATATTGTTTCAGCTTCAACAACTGATACTTCAGGATCAGATATAACTACTACTGGTAATATAGGCACCGCAGATGGAGTAGTAACACAAACAATAGCATTAAATATCTCTAAATCAACTGATGGATCTTCAGTCTTAGCAGGAGGAGATAGAATAATGTTTGGAACTAGTTCCAATAATGACACATTAAAAACAACAATAACTAATTTATCTGGATCAATAGTTGGATCAGTATTAGGAACTGTAACAGAAATATCAGCAGGAAATGGTATTAGTGTAACTAATGGAACAGGATACGATGGCACTACTGTTGTAAATACTACTATTGACATACTTCTTAGTGGATCAGAGGGTAACCCAACCAATAACTCAGTTACATATGCTATTGATGATTTAGATTTTTATACTACATCTAATCTTTCATCTTCAGCTAATAAATTAGCACTCAATCCCTATATAAATGTAACCTCAGTAACAGCTTCCACAGGATCATTTTCTGCTTTAAAAGTCACTGATTCTTCATTTTTAGGCAATACAGAAGAATTAACAATTCAGGATAATTTCATATTATTGAATTCAGATGTTGAGGGAGGCCAAGGTGATAATGAAGACGCTGGTATTTCTATTAATAGAGGATCATCCCAAGATGCAAATTTATTTTGGAATGAGGCGGTTAATAGATGGTCAATAAGTCTAGGAAATCTTCAATCAGGATCATCTAATGACTCTCTAGAAGGTTATAGCACTAAAACAGCACACCCAGACTCCTATTTAGCAGTAACTACTTTTAATGACCAGAGCCCTGACCTTACTATTCAAAATCCTTTAACAAATAACCCAGCTGATGGAAGTGATGGAGTAGGTAATATCCACGTAAATACAAATGCTACCGAAGTTTGGATTTATGCTTAAAAGACTAAATAATATTAATATGTATAGATATAACAACTAATATGGCTGAATTATTTAAAGGAAAATATAAAATAAATAAATTTGCAACTATATCATCATCTGATGCTTTTTCTGCAAGTAGAGTTTCTAAAGATATACAAAGAATTCCTCATAGTTTACAAAATGGGGCTCAAAGTGTTTGGTTTGATAGAACTAAAGTAGAAGAAGATAAAATTGTAAAAATAAATAAAGAATTTTATATTCCTGTCAAAAAATCAAATTTTGCTGATATGATGAGTACTTATCTAGCAGCTAATTTATCTCCACAAGCATACACACAGGTAAGTGCTAGCTTTTTTAACAAAATATCATCAATGGGAAATGATGAGCTTGTAGGCATAATGGCGGAAGATGGACCTCCTCCTACTGCATCATATTCATTTTTTCCTAGAACAGGAATATCACCATATACTACAACTATAACAAATAACTCTACATTTGCAACAGGTGCTACTCATTCTATAGGTGCAGGAGGAGCAGCTAATGAATTTCATGAAAATGCATTTACATCTAGTTTTAATATTCATTTTATATTAAGTGCATCTGTTTCATCCTCAACAGTAACGGGTAGTGCTTTAAGTAAAGAAAGAGGAAAAATATTAACTTCATCGTATTCAAATATCTTTAATGGAGTAGGAAGTGGATTAGGGGCAGTATCTATAAAAACAAAAGTATTAGGAGATGGGGAATTAGATGATACAGATAAGTTTTTCTTTACAGAATTAAATGAATTTCTTATATTCCCCCATGGTTTATCAGGATCAGTAGGATCCTCATCACTTAGATATGCAAAAACATCTGGAGCTGTGTCAGCTTCTTCACCAATAACAGTATATCACTCAGGATCTACAATTGACACCACAGCATCAGGATCATTTCTCTTCCTAAGTGAAAATCTTCAAACTACAGCAAGTGCAGGATTTTATGCTGCAATAGGAAATACATCAGCATTTGAAGTACCTGCTGTAGGTAGCTTCTTTGCAGCAAAAAGACCCAGTGGAAATACAACAGTTATAGGATAGCTTTAAAAATAATGAATAAATAACATAATACCATACTAAAATGGGAACTTGGAAAAAAATAATAACTAGTGGTAGTAGCGCAGATCTACTAAATATCACATCAAGTGGAGGAATACAAATTGGAAGTCTTTCAGGAGGAGGTGCAAGTGATCTTGTACTTGTAAGAAATAGTGCGGGAGACATAGTAACAAGAACACAAACAGATATAGGAGCTTTAGGTTCAAATGCTTTTGCCTTTAAAACAATTGACGCACCATCAGGTACTGATCCAGTAGCAGCCTCTAGTAATGATACTTTAAATTTTGCAGCTTCACATAACATAACAATTAATGGTAATAGTACTGATAAATCATTAACATTTTCAGCTACTACAAAATCAGCAGCTGACATTACAACTATATTAAGTCAGTCTTTAACTAGTGGTACACATAAAAATATCACAATTAATGAGCCTTCAGCAGGTGTTTTTTCCCTAACAGGCTCTCAAAATCTATTAGTTTCTGACACAACAGGTCAAAGAGGTGTTGATCTTATTTATAACTCTGCAAATAATTCATTAACAGCTTCTCTTGTAGGTTTAACTACTCAATCTTCAGTTAGGTTTGCTGACATTACTTCCACAGGAAATATCTCAGCATCCGGATTTATTTCAGCCTCTGCTTTAGATGTTACAAATGATGCAGAAATAGGTGGAAATTTAACATTAGATGGTAACTTCCTTTTTGATGGTTTTAATTTTGAATCCTCTGACATATTAAATCACTCAGGTAGTAATATATTCGGCTCAGGAAGCCAAGAGCCCTCAACCATCGTCCACCAATTTACAGGATCTATTTCGGTCACAGGAAGTGGCATTACACTTGTAGATGGGATATTTACAGGAGATGGTAGTGGATTAACAAATATAGCAGCTTCATCTTTACCTGCAGGTTTACTTTCTTCCTCAAACCAAATAGCATCCGATATATCAGGAGCATACACAGGAGACACCGTTACAATCCTAAAAGATGGTGGAGAATTTTCTGCTATAACCGATGCAGTAGCTGTAACTAACACTGGATTAGCATTAGGTAGTACCATATTTACTTATGTAAATTCAGCTACTCAAAGTTTAAGCCAATCTGTAGCAGCAAATTATATTTCATCAATTGCTAACGCTACAGAGGGAGGAATCGATGTATCTAATGGAAGCGCAGGTGATGTAACCCTAGGAATAAACATTAGTAATTTAGCAGATTCTAGTACTGATATAGCTACTGGTGATTTTATAGCATTTGACGACAGTGGCACCACTAAAAAGGCAACAATAGCAGCCTTAGGAGCACTCATCACAGCCTCATCCGCGGGAACAGTTACTTCAGTAGCAGCAGGTGATGGTTTAACAGGTACAACATTTTCAACTATAGGAACTATAGCCGTTGGAGCAGGAGCTAATATATCAGTTACTAGTGATGGTGTTGCTTTAGCATCATCAATTGGTGGTAGTGGTGGTAATGCAATAGTTCAAGTTACAGCTAAGACAGGCTCATTTGCACACTTAGTAGTAGATGGTTCAACTACAATTCTCAATACTGAAACTGTATCAACTGATGATAACTTTATAGAATTAAATAGCAATCAGCCTGATTCAGCACCTTCACAAGACGCTGGTATTTCTGTTAATAGAGGATCATCCCAAGATGCAAATTTATTTTGGGCGGAGGATGTAACAGGAGAGGATTTTAATATTGGTAGATGGGCTTTAAGCATACAAAATTTATCTTCTACTGCTACTGATGGAAATGATACAGCTTACTTAACATCAGTATCCCAATCTGCATTACCCCCTTCAAATGCTCCAATTTTTGGTAATACCGCAGGAACAGGTAATATGCACATAGACACTGCTACTGGAGATATTTGGATGTACGTATAAAGTTTATTATATAATAAGTTATGGGAAAATCAATAGTAGATGATATAAAGAAAACCGCAAAAAAAACTGGAGGAAGACAAAATTTTAAAACTGACTTGACTGAAATAGAATTAAAATATCTTTTAGGTTTAATAGCGAAGTCAGAATTTAAAGGAGTAGATCTCCAAATAATATACTCAATTACGGCAAAAATACAAAATAAATTATTAAAATAAAAGTTATGGCAAATTTAGAATTAAACGAAGTGATATTTATCCATAAATCTCTTTCAGAATTAACGATAAAAGGGGGAGAAGCTCCTTTTATGGCAAATCTTCTACATAAGATGGTAGCAGAAGCAGAAAAATTACAAAAATTAGAGACTCAGGTAAAGAATCCACCTAAAAAGTAATGAAATGTCTGAATGGAGAAAAGTAATTACAAGCGGTAGCATAGCAGAATTAAAAGAGCTAATCTCAGATGGTAATTTAACAATTTCAGGATCACGAATAATCCTAAAAAATCTCCCAACTTCAGATCCTTTAATAGTAGGAAAGCTATGGAGCTATACACTCGATGATGGAAGAATGCGTCTAATGGTTTCAGAGGGATAATCTATGGCATCTTGGAAAAAACTAATAAATAGTGGCAGCAATGCCCACGTAGAATCTCTAGAGATATTATCACCACCTACTCTTTCTCCCTCTCTTGAAGTAGATGGAGGAGTATTCTTTCATAATTTACCAGATCAAGATGATCTTCCCTGGGGAACCTTAATGAAAATAGAGGACGGAGGTCTTGGTGGTGCTATAGAAAATATAGGCAACAGTAAATTTGTAATAATTTCAAATGCTCCTATTGATGAGGGAGAGGAGGAAGAGGAGGATTATAATATTCCTTGGAATGAAGCTAACTTAGATTTTAATGGGGATGGTGAAATTGGTTCTGGTAATTTACTTCCCTTTCTTATAGCATATGGTGAAGCTGAAGGTGATGTGAGTTATAACTCTAATTTTGATACCAACGGAGATGGTGAAGTTGGTTCTGCCGATTTACTTGTATTTTTAATAGCATATGGAGCAACCCTTGAGGAGCTAGCAGGTACTATGAATGATTTGAACATCCTTCTACCGAATAATAAAGATAGGCGACCACCCATAGCTTGGAATATTAGCGAATATGATTGGATAGATGATGATTCTAATTCAGACACTTATAATTATGTTACAGCAGATTCTGTAAGAACTTATTATGAGACTTTCACTAATCCATTTGCGATTGATGGTTTTTGGTCAAAACTTGGATATGATCCAGATGATGCTGGTGGAGAGGGTAGTGGTGTATATCGACATATATTTAGATCTAATCCCCCAGCATACAACGCAGATACTTTTCCTTATGAATACATCGATATATTTATATACCTCTATTTTACACAAACTACAGGCGGTGTGTTTGGAGGTAATACTTATTATAATAGAAATGGTGTACAAACTACTGGTACACTTACGGATAATTTTCCTCCGGATGGTGTTACTCCTATAGGATTCGGTCCATATCCTTCATAGGTCTAATGGGATGGGAAAAATTAATATCTAGTGGCAGTAATGTTAATTTACAGTCTTTATCTCTATTAGGGGCTGATAGTACAACTGAAACTACAATCAGTAGCTCACAGGAAGTAAATCCTGATTATCTCCCAAACGATCAACTTCTCCACCTCCACGACTTTACCGACGGAAGTGATGGGGTAGACGATAATTTTTGGAAAACCAATAATGCTAACTCTAATGCAACATCAGGCTCATGGACGTCTAAATACCGATTTGTATTTGATGATTTTGGTACTCTTTCTATTCACCGAAAATTTGAAGTTATTGGATCCTCTACGGGAGAAACTGGACCCAATGATGGTATTTCAATTGACCAAACCCAAGTTCCCACTAGAACCCTACCCCAAACAGAAGGAGCCCCCTTCTTATATACTGATGTATCTGTCGGCGCTACTACCCACAACCTCCGCTCTATAACATCCCCTTTTTTAAATTTAACAGATTATACTAGCAAAAAACTAGTTTTCTATTTTCATTTATATGGCGCTAACTGTGGAAATTTTCAAGTATGGACAAGCACTAGCGCAACTCATTTGTATGGAGGGTATCAGATGGATATGAAATATTCAAATTGGCCAGGCCCAGGCTCTCCTAACCAAACAGAAAATGTAGACTACTTTTCCGGTGGGAGTGAAAATACACCTACTTCAGTATTACAAATCCCCCCATCGGATGGCCAGATACAAGCATCTAAAACTTCTCGCTTTAATAGAGTAGAAGTTGACCTTGCACCATGGTCATTAAATCCTCAAGAGGTTAATAAAAATCTTAATGAGGGATATATTTGGATAATTTATAACCCTGCAACTAATTCTTTTGGTAATCTGTTAGGTGAATTAGCTATAAATCATCTTTTTTTAGATCTTGATGGCTATGAGGTAGTAGAATTTAATACAATAAACACTACAGTAGAAACTGAAATATATGAACCCTCCCTTGAGGTTTTAGGTGAAGCTATAAAACTTTATGGTCTACCTGAAGAAAATCCCGAAGAAAAAGGAGCCCTCTATAAGGAACCCCCTTCATTAGCAAATAACCCAAGCTATATTTTAATATCAACAGGATCAGCTGGCTAACCTCTTATATTTTTTGGTATTCTTCTATATTTATAATGGAACGCCCAAATTAATATAACCCAATGTCTCACATTCCAATATGGCCAGGCTCCTCATCTTTCTTTCCTGGTGACACCCCCTTCGGATTCTATGATAATGATCAATCATTTCAAACAGACTCAGAAATGGTTGCTACATGGTGTGCTAGTAGATTAGGATACCCTCTAGTAGACATTGAACTACAAGCCGTAAATTTTTTCGCAGCCTTTGAAGAAGCAACAAATGAATACGGAACACAACTATATAATTTTCAAATAATAAATAATTTTGGAAATGTAGAAGGCACAGTAACAGGCTCAAACTTTAACAATCAACTAATAACACCAAACTTAGGAGGAGTAGTAAATTTATCTGAGCAATATGGTAGTGAAGCAGATGGTTCTGGAGGAGATTATGAATTACAACATGGCTCTATACCGGTAAACACCTCCCAACAAAAATATGATTTACTATCAGCTATAAGCTCTTCTATAAGTGGCTCAGAAAGAGTATATATTAAAAGAGTATACCATAATTCACCCGCAGCAATTAATAGATATTTTGACCCTTACGCAGGTACAGGTACAGGAATTCAATCACTAATGCAGTCCTTTGGATTTGGTAATTTCTCACCAGGTGTAAACTTTATGCTAATGCCTTTAAGTTTTGATATTCAAAAACTACAAGCAATTGAGCTAAATGATACTATTAGAAAATCAGGATATCATTTTGAGTTAACAGCAAATAGATATTTAAAATTATTTCCTATTCCTACTAGTGATTATACTCTTCATTTTGAGTATGTTCTCCAATCAGTTGCAAATGCCCCTGTAAAAAATCCATCAACCGGACTTATAACAGATGCCTCTAATGTACCCTACACTAATCCAGTGTATGCTTACATTAATGAACCTGGTAGACAGTGGATTAGAAAATATGCACTTGCATTAATAAAAGAAATGTTAGGAAGTATTAGAGGTAAATATACTACTATTCCTATTCCTGGAGCCGAAACAACTTTAGACCATGTAAGATTAATAACAGAAGCTAAAGAAGAAAAAGTTAAACTAATAGAAGAAATTCAAAAACTTCTTGAGGAAACTACTAGATTAAAACAATTAGAAAGGAAAAACCAAGAATCACAACAATCACAAGAAATATTCACTAAGGTACCTTACCCTATTTATATAATGTAATGAGTAAATTAAAAGACATACTATCAGAAGTTGTAAACACTTACCAAGTACAGGCATCTATGATGTCTAAAAGAGAAATCAATATCACTACAATTTTGGATCAGGTTAGAGGCATAGATAAAGTTACAATTGTTAATAATATTACACCTGAAGAATACCCACAAAAGGAAAATATAGAATTTACAAGAGTTCAAATTAAATTCGTAACACGAAATAACCCAAAGGATGACTTAAAACCTATGAGGGATGCAATGTTATACTCAGATGTAGAAAAGGGAGAATTTAAAATAGAAGGACTAATGAATTTAAGATGGAAAGAAAAAACCCTTAAACGAATGGATTAATGGCTTTATTTGGAAACTCTCGAGACATATCATTATTCCAATCACTTAATAGCGAGCTACTTAAGGATATAATCCAAACAGAAGTCGCATACTATAAATTTGCCCTTGAACAAACAAAGGTAAATGTTTATGGTGAGGCACCGGGTAAACATTACTATGAACCATTGAAAATAGCGTGTTTAGTTAAGAGAGAAGACCAAGCGTGGTCGTCCGATGACTTTGGATCTGACGTTAATCAAACCGTTGGTTTTAACTTTCTTAAACATGAATTATCAAACATAAATTTAATACCTGAGGTAGGAGATTTAATGTTATTTCGCAATAATTTTTATGAAGTAGACTCAAGAGTAGAAAATCAACTCATAATGGGTAGAGATCCAGATTATGCTATTTCAGAGGAAACTGTTGGATTTGGTAATAGTTTTTCTATATTAGTTAATTCTCACTTATCAAGAGTAGATAAACTCAATTTAATACCTTTAAGAGGAGGAAAATACCCCTCAACTGTTAAATTAGATGGTGGGTATGTAAATAAGATATTCTAAAATGGCAGATAGAAAACAAATACACCAAAATACACCAGTACCAGCAAGCGGTTATGATCGTTTGAGGGATAATTTATCCTCTGGATTTGCTGAGGGTTTTCCTGTTGAGGGTTTTCCAAATCCCGATAATAGATCTAATTTAAATAGAGGAAGAATCACAACTCGCAAAGATGATACTGTAAAAGATATTACAATTGGTTTACAAGATCATGATGAAGCTATTATGTATTATTTTGATAAAGTAATAAAACCCTCAGTTCTTATAAATGGTGATCGAGTAAACGTTCCTTTAATTTATGGTTCACCTGAAAGATGGAAAGGTATTCAAAAAGATGGATATTATAGAGATAAAGAGGGAAAAATTCAAGTTCCTCTTATAATGTTTAAGAGAGAAAACCTTACAAAACGTAGAGATTTAGGTAATAAAATGGATGCTAATAATCCAAACCTATATTATACTTTTCAAGAAAAATACACTAAAAGAAACCAATACGATAACTTTACAGTCCTCCAAAATAGGACACCACAAAAAGAAATGCATGCTGTGGTTATGCCTGACTTTGTAAAAATAAATTATACTTGTACTATTTGGACAGATTATGTAGCCCAGAATAATGATATTGTAGAAGCTATCAACTACTCCTCAGATTCATATTGGGGGGATGAAGAAAGATTTAAATTTATGGCAAAAATAGACAGCTATAATAATACGACAGAAGTTGCACAAGGAAATAATAGAATTGTAAAAACACAATTTGGTTTAGAACTTCAAGGCTATTTAATATCTCAAAACATTCAAAAGGAAATCAATAAAAATTCACAAAAATTCTTTACTAAATCAACAATAGTATTTAATAATGAAATATCTGTTTCCCCCACAGGAACTCCTCTAACAAGAGATGAAATAAGAAACGCCAATAATTAATGGCAACACCAATTAAATGGGAGGATGCTAATTTTACATGGGATAAAG